TCTACCAACATCAGTATACAACTCTACATTACCTGTTGTTGGGAAATCAACTGCTAATGTTAAGTAAAAAGTTTGACTATTTACAATTGTATTAGCATTAGCACCAGTGTAACCTGTAATTGTAATTTCAGTACCATTTACATAACTTATATTATTGGCAACTGTCATTATAATTGGTGTTGCATTAGATAGTGCGTATATATCTACAGATAAACTACCTTTGCTTGTCCATGTTAAATTACCTAAGCCATCTGTTTGTAATACATAACCGTTAAGACCACCGCCTAATTTAACATTAGAAACATTACCAAGACTTATTAAGCCACCTGCGTTCGCACCTTTATTGACCCAACTGGCAGTGGTAGAGTCATATGCTAAAACCTCTCCATTAGCAACATTACTTAAATTAATGTTAGCATTAGCACTGCCATCGATTTGACTAAAACTGATAGTTGAATAACTTGTTAAAACTTCAATGTTTTGAGGTGGGGTAGTACCAATAAACAGCCTATTTACATCACTTGCCCAACCTAATTCCGCATCAGATAATTGAGGTAAATCTACAAGATTTCCTGTTCGGTGTTGAATTTTTGAAATTTGTACTATAGCCATAGGTGTAATCTTTTAATATTACACTTATTTATGCTAATTACTTATAGGAAAGTGGAATAGTATTGTTCTAAACGGTGAAACCATTGATCAGACCAGTGGTCAAATTCATTACCTTCTATAATAAACTCTTGATATATGTTATCAGCAGTACACATAAAGATAACACCTTTACGAATTTTTGTTCCATAAACTTCATTATGAGCATTAGCATAAGCAGCAAGTTGTAAAAAATAATCACCAATCCATTCTTTTTTCTTTAATTTATTAGACTGCTTGTGATCCATAATTGCTTCATCATTCTCATGTATTCCCACTAAGTCAGTTGTTCCTGCATATACTTGTGGAAAATATAAGCTTACTTCAGTACCCCAAAATTCATTACATTTAACTAAACCCTTAGAAATAATACTTTGTGCCATTTGATGACTTTGCTGACTATAAGGATTACTACCAGGCTCTCCTGTATCGCCTGTTTTAATATAGTTCTCAAGCCATTTGTGCATTCTTGTTCCTCGGCCTGCTGCTTCAGTTGTAATTTGTTGTGCTTGCTTTTCGCCTACTCTAGCTCGCCATTCACGGAGTGCTTTTTTTGCTTCTTCAGGTTTGGTAGCATCTAGTATTGTTGTTACTGATGGAAGTTTTTCTCCATCAGGTGTCAAATATCTTCTGGATCCATCTATAGTAACTTTTTGAAAAACTTTATAATTAAATTTATTTGGATTATACATTATACCCTAAAACTTTCACCACAACCGCATCTATCTTTTTCATTTGGATTAACAAACTCAAATCCCTCATTGAGGCCCTTTTTAACATAATCGATTGTCATTCCATTTAGATATACACTACTTTTAGGGTCAACAAAAACTGAATAAGGATTAACTGGAATTTCAATGTCATTAGTGTCTTTCTTATCAACATATTCTAACACATAAGCAAGACCACTGCAACCTGTTGTTTTAACCCCAACCCTAATTCCTAAACCCTTACCTCTTTTGTTAAGATTATTTTGTATTTTTTCTTTTGCTACCTCAGTCAAAGTTAGCATACATTTAGCTCCTCTACGATATTATTATAGACTTCATTTTCAACTGTTAGATTAATTCTTTTATTGGTATTTAAATTGTAATTATATATTAAAACATCGTGCATGTCAACCAACATGTCTGATAGTTGACTTTTGCTAAGTTTACTTAGTCTTTTTGTTTCTTGTATGATAGATTGTAATCTATTTTCGTCATCTAGTATATCATCATAAGATTCATCTATCCATTTGTCAAATGTTTTATAACCTATGTTTTTTAAATAGTTTAAAGTTTTTGGCTGACCTAAAATTATGAATGGTTGAAGATTAACTATTGGTTTCCATAACTTTTCATTAATCTCAAAAAGGTCATGTGAAAAATGAAAAAAACTCATCGGTATAATGCTTATGTATGTTGACTTATAAAAACTATAATTAATTGTAGATGCTATAGATTCATCTATTCCATTGTTATGAAGTATACCCTCATCGTCTAATATTTTGGCTTCAATTGTAATTTTTTTATTTCCTTCAAAAAAATATCCAAATCCTGTAGATTGTAATGTATTTTCTGAAAATTCTTTTTCTAAATTACAATTATAATAAAATCTTAAACGGTGTGTTCTAGGTTTACCACCTAAATATAGGAATTTATACTGTCTTATATTTTTATTTAAAATTGAATGAGATAAGGAGTCTACTTCATTATTAGTAAAATTAGTTTCCCATATGTTACTAAACACTCCCTTATAACCTTTTCTTTTGAGATGGTTAGGTAGTTTATAATTACTATCCATATATAAAAGGTTGCTAGAGTGTATCTGTAATGCGTCAATGGAATGTTGACATAAATTTATAACATTAAATTCTGATTTATAATCATATTGACTTGTTTTACTGTAGTTTATACCAAACGCTTCATTATCATTATTAATAATTACTTTAGCTAATCCTGATCGCACATCATTGAGGATTTGTAGTGGCCAATATTCTAAGTTCTTATACCAATCAAAACGATTAATTGTCCCCAAAATGACATAAGGTTCGTTTACTCTTTCACTTATTATGTTAACCAAATTAGGTAAGTTGGACATAATTCTTAACATGTAAGAATAATTAAACCAGTTTACTTTACTTTTGTGTATACTAGGAAGTATGAAGGGTATGCCTTTATAAAAATTAAAGGGCAATAAATTCATGTTACTTTAAGGCTTTTTTAGCCATTGACTTAACTATTTTTTTATTTTGGTCGTCTGAGGTATTTGGAGATTCTTGTTCTTTACCTTTCCACATAATTTCATCAGCTTTAATATTTGTTATAAAATTATCAAGTGGAGGTTGTTTTATCATTTGATAGAGTTTTTTCTTATCAATATAAACTCCATTATCTTCTAAATAGGAAACAAAGCTATCGGCGCTTAACCGTTTTTCAAAGTTATCAGCTTTATATTGGTTATATAGTTTTTGTGTTAACGCTAATAAGTTGATAACTTCACTTGATTCCAATTCACTCAAAAGCATATTAACGCTTAGAACGGCCTACTGCTGGTACAGGTTCTTCTAAATCTGTTGCTGGTTCTTCAATGTCTAAATCAACTTCTTCTTCACTGCCCATATCATCCATGCCACCCATAGCATCCATACCTGTATCTAAACTACCCATATCACCCATGCCTCCACCAACACCTGGAGTTAAGCTATTTCTTGCTGCTTCCATTGTTGTTTTGGCAGATGTCAATGCTGCTTGTAATTGAGTAAGTGAAGTAGTAGCCTGTTGATTAAATTGGTCAGCCTCATTTACACCAATTTCACTTTCAATACTACTCTTTAACGCAGGAAGTTCTTTAACAAGCATGTCACTTACATCTTCAATCATTTTTTGCATACTGTCAACCATATCCTGCGCTGCAAGGATAGTTTGTGATTTTTCAACTTCTTCATTTTCAACAATAATGCGACCATTGTATTCAGGACGGGTCAAAAGTTGTCCTCTATGTTGACTTAAAGCCTGTTCTAAAAACACAAGTTTCATGTATGCTTGGCTTTGTTGGTCATGTTTTCCTGACTGCTTTGCCTCTTTCATAAGATTGCGTATCTTGGAAAGCATTTTCACAGTCTCCTGTAAACCCAATCTTTCTAATTTAAGGTTAATATTGTACTGGTCACTAAGTGCTTTGTTAGCAACTTGTTTTTTGTCAAAATCAAAATCTGTTAATTTCATGGTTTTTTTCCTGAAGTTATATATTATTTATCTTGGGTAGCGGATTTTGCTTGTTCCAACTGCTTGATGTTATATGTCATGGATTCAAGTGTATAGCTTGCAAGCTCCCTAACTACTGATTCTTGCTTTAATTTATTCTCTAATAATTTTGTTGTTTTAATAATAATTTTGTCACTATCGGTTATTTTTTTTAAGCTTTTTTCTTGAAGTTTTGTTTCAAATATTGTACTTTGCAATATTCTATCCAACTGATCAACTCTATTAGCTTGATAAAATTTTTGAACCTTATCGTAATAACACCAAGCTAAAGCATTTTTAAGTGTGTAAAAATTTTTAATTACATTAGTATCTTTTTTTGATACCATATAGTTATTACGGCCTAATTTTTCTACTAAGTATTTAAAATAGACCTCGTAGGAATTTTCTGATATTTTAAAAATCATAAGGTTTTTCAACTTGTCTATAGTTGATCTACCCATTACTTTAAAGAATTTTTGTTCTAATTCAGCTTCAGTTAATTTCTGTGATTTCAAAATATATGTTCCTTAATTCCTCACTTGTATCAAGATACCCTGGAAGTTTTTCCCATTCTGTTCCTACTTTAAGCATAGGTACATATTCACAATCATTATAAAGCTCCCCTAGCTCATTGATTCCATCATTAAAAACTCCATAATGATTTATAACAAATGAGAATTTCCAACATTTTACATTAGATTCGTTGTTTAATTCAAAAAGAAAACCAAACTGATGATTAGAAAAGTTTTCAATGACAAAATTTTCAGGAGTAATTATATCTTCAGGTTGACTTCTTAATCCTACTATTTGTAAAATGGTATCTAAGTTATTTTGCTGATTTCGTTTTATTGTCCATTCTATTATATTTTCGTCATTGGAAGGCTTGGGTCTGTTTATTACCCCAGTGGCAGTAATGTCAAATAAAGTATAACAAGTAATCCTGTAGCTCATACTTGTATTTAGAAAAATAAAAAGCCCGAGAATAAATCTCGGGCCTGTTTAAGTCAAACTAAAAAATTAGTTTGTAAAAGTCGCACTTGCGGCTGTTGTTACTGCGTAACCCAATGCTGCTGTTAATGCAACATCTAAATTACCGGCGTTTGTGAAATCCCATGCATCTACTGGATAGATAGCAACTGCTAAAGTATCTGTGTTTCCCCCAACTTCTGTGAATTCATAGATATGCATTGTAGCTAACTGTTCAATTGTTTGGAATGTTTTAGCAAGATCAGCACCTGTTGGAGTAGCAATACCTGTGAAAGTAATTGTACCAAATGCTAACTTAGGACCTTGAGGCTGAACTGTAGCTCCAGACTCAACTGCATTCAAACCACTGTTTGTATATGATGCACTGTCTAACCATTGTACTGGTAGAAAGTCGCCATTTGTTTTTGTAAATTGTGCCATGTTTCTATTCCTTTATGTTGTGAGCCGAAGCTCTACATTTATTTATGCCAATTTAAAAAAAATGTGGTTTTAGGTTCTTCCTGCAAGATTTTGTGCGGAGAATCCCATACGGTCAACAAACTTTAACCCTTGACTAACGAAACCTTCTTGGGTTCTTGTTCCGTCCTGCAAATATCCTTGTACAGGTGCAGTTTCCGCTGCTTTGTTTAATTGCTTAACTATACTCATTTTTAGATTATATAGTGCTATCCAAATAGAAAATGCTCCAACCAACCCCTCTTTATTAGCTTGGAAATGTTGGGTTAGTTTTTCACGCATTTTTTCTGTCATAGGACGGCTATTAAAATACTCTATAAAATCTCCATACAAATTGTCTAAGTTTTTAGCAACAATTTTTTTGTTTATAAAAGTTGTAAAAAGCATTTGAAATGTGTTCGCTGCTTGAGGAGCAGTGCTCATAAGCTTGTCTACTGCAGGGCCATATTTTGATATTGTAGCTTTAGCTTTATTGACAATACCTGCATTTATTTTTAAATTAGGGGTAATAGGCATTTTAGCTGGGACAATAGCTACATTGCTATTATTTTTAAGGCTTCCTATAGTTCCATTCAATGGTGTCGCTTCGTCTGTAGTAAGAGCATTGGCTGGAATAAATTGATGAACTACAATACCTGCTTGTTTGCCCTTTAGGAATTTACCTATATCACTATTAACATCTACTGTGTATGTAATACCATTTGGATTAGCTCTAAATTTATACATTCCATTGGCGTCTTGTAAAGGTTGACTAAAAAGTAAATCTCCCCAATAGTAACCTTTACTTCTGTCTGACTTATCCAATCCAGGCCATATCTCAGCAATTAATTCGTGCAATTGTGTGCGATTTACCCCTCTTGCTAAATCATATTCAGCAAATTGTTTAGGACTGTATACATTTCTACCAGATCCGTCTTTTTTATTGAACATATGTTTGTCCATGATAGAAAATTTTCCATTAGAACCTCTACCAAATATTAACGCAGGATATCCGTCCCATTTAATTGTAATAGCAGCAGGATCTTGAACAGTCTTAACCATGCTGTCAACCGCTTGATTTGCACCTTGACTTGCTCCTAAAAATACCAAATCCTCAGGATGATCTAAATGCCCTTTAGCTTCATTAATTTGAGATAATGATTTAAGCTTATTATCTAACTCACGCAACAATTCGGCAATCATATGTTATACTTTCATATTTTTAATATTTTTTATAACATTGACCCATCTAGTTCTATCAATTTTATATAATTGTTGTAAGCTTTTGTCGATTATATGTTGTAAATCGTCGCCATTGGCGCCACCAACCATTCTATCAATAACATCAGTTATTTTTTCTGTGTTTGTAGAAAGATCCTTTTTCCCTGTACTTGAAAGAGATATGCTATATAATAATTTTCCAAGCTTTGCTATTTCATCATCTTGTGAACCTTTAGGTAAATTTGCAGAAATAGTTCTTATTTGATTATTGATTTGTGTTTTATACTTAGACAAATCTGTATCTTTCATATGCTTGTTTACTACATCAAGCAAAAATTTTTGTGTTGTTCTAGGTTTAGCAGGGTCTATAAGACCGCTGCTTTGAGCATTATCTAATGCACTTGAAATTTTATCCACAAACATGTCACGGAAAGTATTGGCGGTATTAGATGAAAGCTTATTCATCATAGACTTATCAATTTGTCTGCCAATAAAGTCGCTTATAATTCCTTCGGTAATATCAGTTGTTTTCATCACTTTTCCTAAATGATTTGGAAAATTTTCCTGTATCACGGGTTTTAATCGCATTAAGTAACTTTCGCTCAAGAACCTCAGCTTTTTCTCCATTATAACGCTTCTCGATTAATTCAAGAAGGTTAATAGCACTAGTTATAATGTTATTGGCTTTACTTTCAATAAAATAACTTACATCTTTTTGTTCACCAAGAGCATTAAGTTCTTCTAGCAAACTTTTCGTTTTTCTTTGCATGATAAAATCCCTATCTAATATTTAGCTATAATGATAATTTTGGATCACTATTTTGTTTCATACTAGATATTAAACCCTTTAATGCAGCACTTTTTACTTCAAACCTTGCATTAGTAGGTTGTTTTTCAGATTCATAAGTTTCAGTACTAGGACCACGCTTAAGCTTTTGCATAATATCATTAGCACTTGGCATAGGAGCATTATGTCTGTACCCATCATCAGGATTAGGATCGCTAATTCTTAGAGTGTTAATATCAAAATCTAATTCAACTTTTTGTCCCACTCCGCTACTGCTTCTTGTTTTCATAAGTTGAACTTGATATTTTCCTCTTTCACGCATACTTCTGCTTGTAAGAATACCAAACACATTGTCAGCAGTATTAATTTTACTAATACCACCACTGATATGGCTATGATCAAATTCTACTTCTTCCACAGCAGCACGGTTTAACTGACTTGCTGTTACAAACAAGATGTTTAATTCTTTTGCTAAATTACGCAATTCTTCACTTACATACTTATCCTTAACAAATAAATCACTAGGGCTTACTTTAACACTTACAGGCATGAGTAAGTCCAAATAATCTACGCAAAGAAAATCAAGTTTTATACCTGTTTGAATTTGTAATTCTTTACAATATGCTCTAATATCATTTACAGTAGATTGTGCAGGCAAATACTTAATTCTGAATTTACCTGCCTTTTTAGCAATCATTTTAATTTTCATTTCAACATTGTCAATTTCTTTAAAAATCTCTCTACTGTTTATATCTGTCATCATACTATCAATACGCATACTACAAAGACCCTCGTTAAGTTCTAATGTAATATAAGCACCATTTAAACCTTTCTGTAACCAGTTAACAGAAAGATTTTGCATAAACAAACTTTTACCTGAACCACTTCCACCTGCAAAAATTTGCAGTTCGCCTCTGTTAAAGCCACCATAAAGTTTATCATCAAGTGCAGGCCAGCCTGTGCTGATTTGACCGTTATTAGATTTTAATGCTAACAGTCTGGCTTTAGGATCAGCAAAGTAATCTGTACCCATATCACGCTGTAAACTAATTTGTACAGCATCTTTAATTAACTTTTCGATTACACCAAAATCTTTATCAGTTTTTTCTAATAAATCAGCACCTTTTAAAATAGCTCTTTCTATTTCTTGTCTTTTAGTAAAATGTTCAAATTCTTGTAAGAACCATTCAGTATGCTTGTCCGACATTTCAGGCATAGGTTCTACATCAACACCTGTGACTGCTTTTATTTGTGACCGTTCAGGCATAATAGCAAAGTCTTTGCTATAATCAATCAGAAAGGTTGCAACAGGTTTAAGTGACTTGTCAAAGTTACTAGCATTCATAATGTTCATAACTCTTGTATAAAGTTCTGCGTTTGTCACCATCATACGCAAAAATATTAACTGTGTATCGTAATTATAATCTTTTAACAATTTTCTTCCTTTGAATTTCTACTTTAATCTTACTTGTTGTAGCATTCTGTAAGATACTTAATAGTGTTGGTACTTTACCATATTGTACAACAGCATCATTTACATCTTTAACATTAGGTCCCCAGCTAGGAATACTAACACTATAACCCAGTGACAATGCTCTGTCACAAGTATCTAAACCTGTCTTGTCATGGTCAGGAACAAAGATTATACGCTTATTCAATGTTGCTAACAACTCTGCTTGGTCATCGTTAACCGTGTTATGTGTAAGGGCACAACCATTAATGCATAGTGCGTCAAAAATACCTTCAACTAATAAACAAACTTCGTATTCTGGTTTTTGAAAGTCTATTCCAAACACATAACCCGTTTGTTGTTCATTAATATATTTAGGTGTTCTATTATCTAAAAATCTGCTTGTATGGCCCACTATTTTGTCTTTGTAAGTATACGGAATGATGATACGGTTAGCCATTCTACCTTGCTCGTTTGGCGTTATTAAGAAGGGATACTCATTAACATTTATTCCCCTCGACCGCACATAATCAACATATACTTTGTGTAATGGGTTATTTACATCTATTAACTCACCTTGTGGAAGTGTGTGTTCTTTAAATGAAATTTTTTTCTTTGGTTTTTTACTGATTGTGTCAAGAATATCTTTTTGTTGTAAACTTTCAATATTCCAAAGTTGTATTTGTTTTTGATCAATACCTGCCCAAACTAATAATTCCCTTGTATTTTTTGTTAAGCTTTTACCTAACATAAAACCACACTTAAACCCACAATTAAAACAAGCATATGCCCAGTTATTGCCGTCTTTTTTGATACCAGCACGGCCTCGTTTATCAGGATTATGTCCACGGTGGTGACAGCATAGTGCATTAAAACTATACCAACCTGAACCTGTTAGTCTTTTTTTACCCGGCAATGTAGATAGAATATCAAACATTCTAACAGTTTAACACAAGTAATTTAAAAAAGCAACTATTATCTGACCAATATGTCAGTCACTTCTCCGCTATTACTATAAAATTCCATACGGATATATGGATGATATCCTCGTAAAGTATACCCATAAGTATCACTCGTGTTTGCATAATTTGTTGGTAAATCAATAGGATACCAATCACCATCTGGGATGCATGACCCTAAGAAAGCAACATTACCGTAATAGTCTTTAAACTTAGCTTGAAATGTTACTATAGGATTACCATCTGTAGATATAGTACTGCTATAATAAAACACACTATTTGCATTAGCAATATTACCTAAAGTGTTAGCATTTGCTAAGTTAGGGAAAGGTTGACCTGATGGGATTGTTACCTGATAACTAGGCACAAAGCTTGGTAATACTGAATTTACAATGTTAAGATCACCTCTAGCTCCTGCATTTTGGTCTACAAACACAGGGAAATCAAACTGTCCTGTAGGAATTTCTAAAGAATAATAGCATTTTTGAGCATCAATATCCTCTAGGTCTACAGGTGACACAAACAAACTAGCTATACCTGTAACAGGCAACTGTAAAGTAAGTGCTTTTTGCAGAAGTATTTTAGTGCCTTGATAGCTGATGATCCTGCAAGTTATCTCTTTTCCTGTAATATCAACAGGTTTTTGTTCTTGGTTAATAAACTGAAATTGAATCTGATTATCAACACCCTTATGTAATGTTAATGGTTTGGCATAGACAGGCATATATTTCCTCACTGAGTTCCCTGTTACAAGAACGACAATTTGTCTTTGGGTATATAAAAATACTGAAGTTGCGTACACGGTAAACTCCTATCAATTATTTAGTAAAATATTTTCGGAATATAAAATCGATAAATATTCCTAAGATATAAAATTTAATGGATACAAAAGACTTTTTTAGACGGCTTACTGAAAATCACCCCTTTATAACAATCTGTTGTTACGCAGGTCAAGATTATGTAGGAATAATACAGAATAGAGATGACCAAGTTACAACAATATATGACTATGGCGCTATAGTAGAAATTGAAATAAGGGAAAAGTTTTTAGAGTTAGGTGAAACATGGTGGTGGGAAAGTAACCGCTTAGTTCCAATTAATCTTTTTCTAAAAGATGAATGGTCACCTTTTAAACAATACCTACGAACTTTTAATAACAAGAACCTTAATATAATCCACGGGCCTGTTTGTAGTATGTTAGAATTAGCTAAGAAAAAATCAAAGCGTAGGAGTGTAACATTAGTCAAAAAATTATCTTAATTTTTTTCTACGCTTTTGTGCTAATTGTAAACTAACTTTTCCAACTCTTTTATCAAAACATATCCCATCTAGATGGTCTAATTCATGCTGATATACCCTTGCCATTAGACCAATTAATTCTGCTTCCTTTACTGTATTATCAACTTGGTAATACTTAGCTATAATTTTTTCAGCCCGTTCTACATGCAACCATAGATTAGGAAAACTTAAACAACCCTCTAATTCTCTTACGGAACCTTGACGGGTTATGATTTCTGGGTTAACACAGGCAACTAGCAAATCTTTATTGCCCATAATAAAAATCCGTTTGTTTATACCTATCTGTGGTGCAGATAAACCAATCCCACCTTCAGTAAACATAACCTTTGTCATTTCTTCAACTACAGGCATAGGATCACCGTCAATAGAAAAATCCCATGCCTCACAAACTGTTCTTAGTACTGTATCATTTTCTTTAACTAAATTCATTTTCTTCCAATAAATTAATATGTACTACAACAAGTGTAGCGTAAGCTACTGCATGTGCTTTCTTAAAAGTATACCCGTCAGTACCTTTATCCCATACAGTTTTAGAAATTTCTTGCCATGTCTTTCCTATTAGATGTTTTTTACCTGGTCTTATAATGGCTAGAAACATAGCTAATCTTGGTATACTATCAATAGGCTCTGGCATTTTAATAATGTTATGATACTGGTTACCCAAATGAATTAGCTTTTCTACAAATGTTTGTTCCTTAAGTCTATTCCAATTAGGTAGTAGCATTAATTTTTCTAAATGCTTTTCGTCCCGTACCTTTTCGTAAACATGAACATTTAGAAAATCTAGCTTAAGATATCCTCTTTCTTCTGCTTCAGTATAATCTATACTTGCTATGTCAAGTACAGGATCATATGGTATATCAGTAACATAGATACCTGTTGCATGTTTCCTAATAGGATTTACATTACGCATTGATGCAGGTATATGTTTTATCAACGATAAAATATTAT